TCATTCAAGCGCGTTCTCCGCCGCCAGGATGTTGCACCACCCGGCTTCCACGACCGGGCAGCCCGTGCTGGTGTGCGCTATAACGGCTTCTACCTGTTTCAAGTCACAGCCCGAGCAATCTCTGGCGGGCAATCTGCTCCCCGGTGCAGGGCGGGAGCACCAGAAGTCTGCGACTGAGCAAGCTGCCAGGACCCACTGCAAGACGGCAAAAGGGCGCTGCCATAGGAAAGACCCTACACCGGGTTCGTACAATTGCCACAAAGTCCCGCTGCGTTGCACACAAGAGACCCGGAACAAGGGCGAGGATGTAGGGGCATTCAGCGGCCATGCGTGCCGCCAACGAGAGTGTCTCAATGCAAGTTCTGCTCCCGACCGATGCCTCAGCAGCCACGCCTCCTTTTCCACCGGAGAGCACGTTGAGCCAAGGGCTGGGCTCCGACGAACTTCAGATGCTTGGGGACCGGCTGCGGCTGACCTATAGGCCGGTTGAAGCTCCTCTTCCGGTTCGGCTGGCAGAGCTTGTGGAGCGGCTCGCACGACGGGAGCAGGCCAAGGATTAGGTGAGCGCTGGTCAACTCCTTGGGTTTCGGCCTCAATGGGCACGTTTCGCCCTCTCCTCTGAGCCTCTTATAGCAAAGGCGAGCGTATATCGCCGGTCAAGGCTAATATTGCTAAGCTTAGCGTCTAGAAGCGCTTTCAGCAGCATTAGGACTAATGACTGAATATTTAGGGCTTTTGGCTGACAGCTTTGGTCGGGTTTCTGACAGACAAGCCTCCTGCAGCCTGTTTACCTTCTGTCGGCGGAAGAAGTTAAACAGGAAGCATAGATGGCTGCGCAAACGCTGACGCTTGTACATGATCGCTCGTCGGATACTGACTCCCTGTCTAGCAGTCTCACCCCAGCGATCCCAACGGTTCTGATCTGTGGTAACTCCCTGCTGCGTTCGGGGCTTCAACAGATTCTGGCGGGAAGCTCCTTCGTCATTGCCGAGGCAGCTTCTGTCGCTGGATCAAAACGGTTCCAAAGGTTGGTTCCGGAGGCTGCCTTGGTCCTGATCGAGGCCAGCCGGAACACCGGTCGCGTACTTGAGATAGTCAGACAGGTGCGAGATCAGGCTCCAGAAGCTCGCATCGTTGTTCTAGCGGATGAATACGACCTCGACTTCTTGCGGCTGGGGCACAAGGCAGGCGTGGACGGCTTCTGTCTCGCCGCCAGTGCTCGCGAGGTTCTGATCAAATCGTTTGAATTGGTCATGCTTGGCGAGACTATGGTGCCTTCGGCGGTCCTGCACTCCATCGCGAATGGCGCTGGCCAAAATCGGAACCAGTCGCGCCAGGACAACACGGCAGAGCCGAACCTCTCTGATCTGAAGGCTTGCAAGCTCTCGGCGCGGGAGATGGAAATCCTGGGTTGCCTGCGCGAGGGAGCGCCCAACAAGGTCATCGCCCGCAAGCTGGATATCACGGAGGCCACCATCAAGGTTCATGTCAAAGCCATCCTGCGCAAAATCGGGGCGTCGAACCGCACCCAGGCTGCCATGTGGGCGTCTCAGCGCCTGCCGATGCGAGTGGGAGCAGTCCAGCACGTCTGATGGAGCGGCTCTGAAGATTGCGTCGAAGAATAGTCCGCATTTATGATCATCCGCGCGGCCTTGGAATGAGCTTTCCCAATGGGAAGGGGCGAGCCCAGTTAGTGTGACCGCCTGTGTGGTTTGTGCTTGTGGTGAATGTCACTTTCGAGATCATCTTGACCGGACCCAGCCAAACAAGTCCGATTTTGTACCTTTGCTCTGGAACTGCCAATTGCTCCTTCAGAATCTATCCTAAGCATCGGGAGTGGAACGGGACTTGGTGTGTTCTTCTGGCGTGATGGTGAGCAATGGAAATGGCCCCTACGAATGGCCGAGTGCGTTTTCATGCCGTCAGAAATGATGGCGGGGTTGATTTAACGGTGATCGTCGATGGCCGAACACTCGCTGTTATACGATTAAGCGCCTCAGAGCTTGAGGATATGGTCAGGACCATAGATGACGCTCTTAACATCAGACCTGACAGGGGGGACAACGGCCCAGCAGACGATGAGGGGTGATCTTGTATTCCCGAGCATGGGTGAATGTCAGGAAGTCCGCCGACGTGGGGGGCTTGATTGCCGCGCTCTTTGGGCGGCAGAAATAAGCAGGAGCCACCTGCCAAGAATTAGCAGGACGGAGTTCTCGTTTTGTCGGCATTCAGACAGACACAATGACGTGCTGTGATTAACAGGTGGCGACGCATCAGCGGGCAGAGGCTACCAGTGTAAGCCGGAAGTCTACTTGTAGGTTGGCTGGGGCTTTGGCTAGAACAATGAACCTAAGAAAAAGGCCACCCTTGCGAGCGGCCTGAAGTTTAGGGAGGAAACGCCCAAGAAGGGCAGCAACGCGGCGACGCCAATCGCCATATTGCACTGCAAAATATAGTTCTTGCCTGAACAATCGGCAAGCTCAAACGTGCAGCATCGCTGCCCATTTTTGTTGCTGTTGTCATGCAGCGGGCGCATGACGGTGTGTTGCAGCGAGCCCCGGCCTTCTCTTAATACCACGGCAGGAACTTTCCCACCTCTTCAGCGGGCTTACGGGATTCGCACTTCATGCGGACTGCAAGCTCAAGCAGCCTCTGCCTTGATGGTTGGCGCGGTGGGAAGCGGCATCCAGCACGTGGGCTCCAGGCGCTTCGGGCGCTCGTTGACATGGCGCTGATCCCGAGACAGCCACCGGCCTGAGATACTGCTGAATTATCCGATCTCAACGCGCCCTACCCAGAGAAGGACATCATTCTCGTTCCTCGGTGCGGTCTCCATCGGCAGCCACTCGTCCATTCATCCTGTCCTGTAAGTCAGTCGTGAACGGTCAAGCTAGAGGGATCGCATCCGTGGTAAAGACTTGACAGGACATTGCACCGTCCAGGGAGGGGGAGGTCCAGTTGGCTGGACCTCCCGAATTCAACCCTTCCCACCCCGGATGACCATCAGCTTGCGCATCATCGGCGGGAGGTCCGGGGGAGGGCGGCTGGTCGCTTCCAGGTCGGTGAAACGAGCCTTGCACCTGGGATCATATTGATTCGGAGGTCGCTCCCACGGCAGGGCCTTCCTCGGACAGTCGAAGGCAATCCTATCGAGAAGTTCGAATAGCTCGATGTCGGCCCCAAACTTCTCGACCAGTCGGGCCAACCGGTACTGGCCCCTGCGGTGTGGGCAATGGGGACAATCAACCCGGACGATCACCCATGGAAAATCTGACAGCCGCTCGACCATCATGGCCCAAACAAAATTGGGAAGTTAGAACGTATAGAGAACGAATATGTTGAGATCAGGTTCAACCGGCTGGGATCATAGAACCCAACAACGAAGGCGCACGGTGAGAAAGATGGCCTCAACAGGACGTGGCGATATAGGGAGGTTTTTCGGGAAGATTTTCGGGAAGGATTTTTGCCCTAGCGCCAATCTTTTACTAAGGCTTTGATTCTGCGGGAGAAGATTGGTCGGAGTGGCAGGATTTGAACCTGCGACCCCCACGTCCCGAACGGGGTGCGCCACGCGCAAACCCCTTATTTTGAGCCATTTTGCTTGATCGCCGTGGACCGTTTTCTACCCAGAAATACGCTGACTCGGTCCATAACCGGTCCACCGTTCGCAGATGTTCTGATCAGGCCTTTCGGGTGATGTTCTCCGCCGCCTCGGACTGGAAGTCGGGATGATGGTGACCATACACCCGCTCTAGGGTTTCGGCCGTCATCCCCAGCCAGCCAGCGGCTTCCCACATATCCGTCCCTCGCTGCATGAGCCAGGTCGCGGCGGTGTGGCGCAACACGTGCGGGGTGACGTCCTTCAGCCCAGCGTCCTCACAAGCACGCTTGAACGCCTTCTCCACTCCTGTGCCGACCGGTTCGCCAAGCCACTCGACGGCGTACATCTGACCGTTCTTGTGCCAGCGTTTCATATGCGCGAGAAGTCGGGCCGGGAGCCTCACCGGCGGCTTCCGCTTCTTGGTTTCCTTCTCGGCCGAGGCCTTCCGGTAGAAGACGCCGCGTTCCAGATCGACCCAGCCGGTATGTGCCGCCGGCACGAGCGAGGCACCGCAGACGGCGCTCGCCCGCGTGCCGGTGTAGAGCCCCACGAGGATGAAGCGGGCGATGTGCTGGCGTGAGCGGCGACCGGTTGGCGATCCCTTCTGAACCTCCCGATAGCGCCAGGCCGCCCAGATCAGCTTGGCGGCTTCCTTCCGGGTGAGCCAGCGATCGCGTGGCGCTCCGGCCTCAGGCAGCACGACCTCCACCACTTCGCGGCAGAGGCCTTCCTTCCGATGATGGTTGATGGCAGCCCGCAGGTCCTCGAGCTCGCGCCGCGCGGCGCCGATTCCTGTCGTCAGGGCAGCATCGGCCTTTTTCAGCCGCGCCTTCCGCCGCTCGATCTCCTGCTCTCGCCTGTGATCGACATAGGCCCGGCATGTCCGGCCAGTGACCTGGGCAAGCGTCTTGTCCCCCCAAAATGACAACAGCGCCGTACAGCGCTGTGCCACTTCCTCGGGCCGCGCCTGGAGTGGGGCGCGGTCCTGCAGATAGATGTTGATCACGTCGGCGACGAGGACGGCCGCTGCATCGCGACCACGTTCCCGGTTAACCTGCCTTTTGCTGACGATGTAGGCCGCGAGGGCGTCCTGGGCTTCTTGCGGAGGCTTGCCGCGGCGCGCAGCGCGGATTCCCGTGCTAACTCTAACTCCCCCATCATCTTTGATGACCCAGTAGCCTTGGGCCCGGGTACCGTCGGCGAGCTTGTTACCTCGCTTGAACCAGAGTCGGGGGCCTTTGGGTTCGACCGGCATAGTTCTCGCATCCTCTCGATATCGGCCAGGGTGGTATAGACACGGTTGCCGATCTTCTCGATAGCGAGTCGGCCACGGGCTGCTTCCCGACGCAGGATCAAAGCTGTCATGTTCCCGCTTGGGAAGGCAAGCCTAGCTGCCACGTCCAGGAGGAGGGGGGTAGTGGGTGTGATCTCCTCGCGGGTCATTGCTCTTTCGCCTCCCACTGGATCAGAAGCCCTCGGAAGGGGATTGTCGCCCTGTCTGGTTCTCCGTGCGAGGCGAACCAGAACTGCGCCATGTCCTCAAGGCTCTGGAAGCTATCCTGCCAGGCGAAAATCTCCATGGCTCTCGGGCTGAGGTACTGGCCATCCACCTCGAACAGTTCGGCCGGACCGTGGCGCGAGAAGACCAGACGCACTGGAACAACAGACTTGCACACTCTGCGTCCCAGGAGCCGGCAGTGCTTTGTTCGCATGCCGACATATAGCTGCAGCTCCTCACCTGGCCGGGCATGGCGCTTCCGAGGAGCCCGGATCGTCTGGCACTTGGTGCCAAGCTCAATCGGCTCAGCGAAGCGCTTCTGGAAGGAATAGGCGACCATTAGTGCGCCTCCTTGCCAAGGCTTACGGGCTGGTCGAAAGATGGCTGTGCATCAAAGAACAGCCCGAAATGACACCGCTCAACAAACGCTTTGACCTGAATACCCCACGCGACCTCCTTCAAAAGCTTGCTTGGGAGATCGAGCAACAGAGCAAGTCGCACTTCAGCTCGCCGGAGGAGGAAGCCTACCGAGCATGGAACTGTGCGGTAACGGCTTGGCAGATTTCGGATTGGGTTTGGCAGGCTCTTGACGACGCGGGCCGAGAGCTTGTGCGGAGCAAAAGCCCAAAACCGAAGGCTGAAGGCGCGACACCGCTGCAAACGCTTGTGATGGCTGAATGTCGCGAGATTGCTATCTGCCGCCAGCTTGCGACAGGCTCGAAGCACTTCGTTATAGATCGCCACGACGATCCAGAAGTCTCTTCGAGGCGGGAGCCCGGTTTTCACGTTCTTTGGAACGAAAAGGACGAGAGCTTTCTTCACGTCCCTGGCATCATGCATTTCATTTATGATGGCGAGAAGCCGTATGCACCCATTGCTCTCTTCCGAAGGGCCTACGAATACTGGGATGGCTTTCTTGGGAGATTTAGCCTCTAAAGTCATGGGCGGACCTCAGCCAGATCAGCCCGCACGAACGGGCTGGTGATCTCAGGCAGCGGGCCCGTCATTCCCTTGTCGATCCACTCCGCCAGGTCGCCGGCGCAGAAGGCGTGATACCCGCGGCTGTGGACCCCGTGGACACGAGCGCGAAGGAGAGCCTCTTTCAGTATCTCGTTCTCCGCATCCAACTCCTTGAGGCGCTGCTGGTAGGGATAGACGTTCCCCTGGATGAAGTTCTCGATCACGAGCGCCCCTCCTTCCGGATCCGCACAACCTCATCACCAGCCATGAGCCGACCGTCCCGATAGGTGACCGGGCGCCCGCCGTAGACGCTCTGAAGCGTCGGCAGGCTGATGACTTGGGCACGCACTGGCTTCTCGGACTGCTCGACCTGAACGCGAAGGTCCTGACCGGCGTAGGCCTCGGCTTGGCGCGAGCGGGACCGGAGCATGCGGAGTGAAACGTCATTTGTTGTCATAGCTCAGTGCTCCATTTCCGGGATCCGGACAGTGAAGCCGGCGCATGTGTTGACGGCCTGGACGATGCCGAAGGCGAGTAGGAGGGCGTCGTTGTCCGAAAGGTTCCGTCCGACATCGACGACACCCACGACCTTGCCTTTCGCGTCGTAAATGGTGCCGACCTCTTCATTCGAGATCGACCAGGGCAGGGGATGGTTGAGGGCCTCAATTCCGAACGCGTAGGCAGCAATCGAAGGCATGCTTGTGGAGGAGCCATTCGGGCTCCAGGTGATATCGAGGGCTGTCATCAAAAGAGATCCTCGGCTACGTATTCCGTTTCCTCGTTCGGCGCGGGCAGCGCGTATCGAGCGGGCGGCTCATAGGGCTTGTTCATGCGGAGGGCGGAGGCCTCATCCGTGAGCGTGAAGGAGAAGATGGAGGCGCCGCCGTAGTAGTGCGTCTCCCAGCCATTCGCCTCTGGGTCGCCCTTCACCGGGACATCGATCCGAAGCATCTTTGCTCCGAACTTCTCTTCCTCTCTGGTCCGGCCGGCGTGGCGCCGATGGCCGAAGATTTCAACCACAGCCCATTCCCAGCCATCGTTCTGCTGGTTTGCTTCCTCTGCCATTGGCTCAGCCCTCCGCCCGTGCAGCAGCGGCCTCAAGGCCCTTGAGGGCTTCGTCCGTCAGCAGTTCGCGCTCCTCGGCCGAGAGCTTGCCCAGGAAGAACTTGAGCTTTTTCGGGCCGTTCATCGCTGCTTCGCGAGCGCGAGAGAGGAGCTGCTCGCGAGGTGTTTCATCCTCGTCGATCTCGTCGTCTTCCTGGTCCTGAGGCTGACGGCTGTCACCGTGTGCAATGCGCTTCTCGGCATCGGTCCAAGCATTCTCCGCCCGGGTGCGCAGCTCGCGGCCCATGAGGTGAGAGCGGTCGCCGTTGACGTAGGGAAGCAGCTCGGCCGCGCAGTCCTGAAGATCGTCGATGGTTTGTGCAGTCAGGGAATCTTCCTCGAACTGTTTCACCAGCGCCTCAAGGTCCGGCTCCTGCTCCGCAGGCTTTGTCTCGGACTTCTGCCTTGCAGGCTGCGGGCTTGCAGGGCGTTCAGCCGCTGGGGGCGTTGCGGGGCGTGACGCTGGAGGAGGCGACGAAAGGGCAGGGCGCTCAGTCGGAGCGGCGGGCGTCACGTCTCGGGCCCGAACAGCCTTCGCGCCCTCCTGCATGTCCACGAGCTCATCGTCCGTGTAGACGCCGAGCATTACACCAGGTGCGAAGAGACGCGCCCACTCACGGGAGCCGCGATAGGCGAGCATCAGCTTCGGCAGGGATCTCCACTGGTTGCTGACCTTGCCCTCCTTGTCTCGCGTCTGCCATTGGCCAACGGTCCCGTCGATTGTCTCAACCCGGCCGTCAGGGAACTGCCCGGAAACGACGACACCGAAGTCATCACCCCGCTTGTCATTCCACTCATAGCGCAGGCGTACACCAAGCTTCTGCTCGATCACGGCCGCGACCAGTTTGCCCTCGTAGCAGAGCTTGCCGCGGACAACGGAGACGCTCTGAGCGACGGCAAAGGGGTCCATGTTCCAGCGCACCGCCTGGTTCACAACCAGGAAGCAGTTCGCCAGCGTCGTCTGAGGCGTATTGCCCTTGAGGGCGTCCGGGATCAGGCTGCAGGCAGCCATGGTGCCGGCGATGCGCTGCATATGCTCGAAGCGGCTGGTGTCGAGCAGCGGGATCGGATCATAGACCTGAATGGCCTCGTTGCGCTTCGTCGGGTCGATGGTGGACAGAGCGTTCATGGAAGCCTCTTTGGGTTAGCGGGCGACTTGGTCGACGACGATCTCGATGCCGGGCGCTCCGGCACCGGCTCGCGCCATTCGATTGGCGATCTGCTGGAGCAGCTCGTTCATGTCGGGATGGGGCATGCGCACGAGGTAGAGAGCGAACTCCTCGGCATTGACGATCTTGCCCGTCTTGACGCTGGTGAGGGCGACCGTGCGCCCGATCGTGCCGGCCTTGGCACCTTTCGGCTTTGCGGGCTCCTGACCTTCAGCCGCCAGACGGGCACGCTCCTCCGCCTCCAGGCGCGCTTTCTCGCGCAGGTACGGTGTCATAGCTGCATCGATGGAGCGCTTCAGGGCGTCGGTGAGTTCGAGGGCTGGCTTGAAGCGCTTCTGGACGGCAGCGGCCGCTTCGTCGTGAGGCTTCTTCTCAGCCTTGCGCATTTCCTCGGCGCGCTTGGCGACTTCGACGATACGGCTCTTCCAGTTGGCGGCACGGTCCGCCTGGTCCTGGGTCTTGATGCCGTCCTTCAGGAATGCTTCGAGTTCGGCCTTCTCACCTTCCAACTCAATGAGGATGCTTTCGAGCGGATCACTGGGCAGGTTGGAGAAGTCGACATCACGAGTCGGCAGCTCATCCGGCCACTTCTCGCCATTCTCGACGACGGCACGCCACTGCTCCTCCGGGACCGGGTGCTTGATGCACCAGCCGAAGAGATCGGCAATTTCATCGTAGTCGGTGATGGTCCGGCCGCCTTCGATCGCGACCAGGTCGGAGCCGCTGTAGAAGATCGCGACCGGGATCCAGATGCGCTCGCGGGTGCGCTTGTCCTTACCGGGCTTGCGGAAGAACCCGCACTCTGGGGTGCGAGGACGAACGTCAGGGTTCTTCCCGTCGAGAGCGGCGAAGTACCAATCATACGGGCTAACAGGTTCAGAGAGAGCAACAGCAGCGCTCATGAGGTTTTACTCCGCAGCTTTGGAAAGAGGTTCAGGGGTGGAGTTCTCCCGCAGCACGCGGGCTATGTCGGCGACGATGGGACGTCTGACGACAGCGTTCACCGGGACGCGAATATTGGTGAACGTGCCGACGTGATCGGGCTCGATCGGCTCCAGGAAGGGCTCAAGTGCCTCTTCGCGCAGTCGCTCTTCCCGCCGGCGCCAGAGCCAGTTGGCCGCGAGGACACCGATGCCGGCGCTCGCAAGACATCCGCCGATGAAGGCGACGTAGGGGAGAAGGGTCACGAGCGAACCTCCGGCGGAAGATTGCGCTCAGCCAGAAAGGCATCAGCGATGGCGTAGCAGTCACGAGCCATCGTCGGGGCATTGGTGTCGTGGATCTCGGTGTTCGCCACGTAGCCCGCGAGCGCCTGCCCAGCGAACCAGTCGCGGAGTGTCATGCCGGGCGCGCCGCCGTAGGCCTCGGTGAATTGTGCGTTCTGGATCGGGAAGGCTGGTCCGCCGTGGTTCGGATGCTGTGCCATCTCAGCGGCCCTCCACAACAGCCCGAGCCGCTGCGAGCGTCGGGACGATGATGGGAGTGGTGCCTAGACGGCAGACGATCCACTTTGCGTTCCGGACTGAGCTATGACGCACCACCGTCCAGCCGTTGCCTAGATCCCACTCGTTCGGGAGAGCGCTTCCGGCCGGGTAGAACTTGTAAGCCCCGCCGCAGGAGGCTTGAGCATGGCAGCCGTGAGCAGTGCGGACGCGCTTTAAGCCTTTCATTCCGCCAGCCATCACAGCACCCCCATGGCGATACGCACACCGAGCTGGGCGGCGTGGAAGCGGTGCTCCGCGTTCGGATCCTCGTACGGCTCATCAGCCAGGATCCGCTCAACGATGTCGTCGTGCGCCTCGCGGGAGAGGGCGTCGTCGACCAGCTTCCAGAGCGTACTGTGCCGGCGGAGATCCAGCTTCAGATCGCAGCCGCGGGCAGCCGCGCCGATTCGGTTGTTGTCGGCATCGAGCGAGATGCTCTCGACGTGCCAGTTGCCGTGATGGCCATAGGAGATGACGGCAGTGCCGGATTGACGCAGGGCGACGAACTCGCCTTCGCGGTGCAGCGGCAGGTCTTCGAAGGTGTAGGTGAGGTCGGGCATTCGGCTCATCCATTACGTGATGAGCACAATCCTGAACCGGTAAAATTACCGTGTCAAGCGAAAACGGTAAAATTACCGGAGTTGCGAAATCCGTCCTGATCTATGTCCTGTAACCCAGTTTGTGGACATCTGTGGAAAAGCCGTAAGGGACTCGACTCCTAAGAAAACGTGAACAGAATAAGAACAAAGACAAGGAGAAAAGATTGTCTGTCCTGCTCCCGCCTTCCTCCCGCAGCGGCTCCGCTGTGCGTCCCATCCTTCAAGAACGGAAATTCCGCCTCTCTCTGAAATGCCTGGAATGCCAGCATGAGCATCCCTTCGAGATGACTCTCTACGATGAGCCCGATGATCCGGCGACCGCGCACGACTTCTACGACAGCGGTGTCCTCGATCTGATCCAGTTCCAGTGCGAACGCTGCGGACACCAGCACGCCAGCTATCGAGAGGTGGTGTTTATCGAGGACGCTACCACCGTCCGGAACTATGGGGGCTGAGTTGCGCGGATCGGATGGCACCCAACCGGCTCCCTGTTACGTCGTGCAGACCTTCACCGAACTCGACGGGGAGCTGGTCCCGGACATGCCACTTGACGCAGCCAGCGCATCGGAGGCCGCAAATTATGCGCTGGCCTTTCGGTCGTGCAAGGCGGGCGTCATTGCCTTCGAGTGGTCAGAGGAGTTGCGCCATTGTGAGCCGTTTGTGATCGCGGCTTTTGGTCAGATCCCCGACGAATGCTCGGCCTGGATCAGGGATGGCGATGAAGAGAAGACGCCTCGCAAAAGGCATCTGATGTTTTTGTGCTGAGCGCTTTGAGATCGGCGGCTTAAACAGGCAGCGCCTGGTTATCGAAGACGAACCGAACCAGAGCGAGGATGGTGACCTCCTTGCCGTCGTCGGTGTGATAGTCCTTCTTCACGACGATGGGCTTGTAGGCCGGATTGCTTGAACGGGGATGAAACTCGGTGCGATCGGGAAAGACGCGTATCTCCTTTACGGAGCGCTCCCGGAGCTGGCCGTCCGCTGTGGTCTGCTGCACGACGACATTGAGACCATCCTTGGGCTCCAGGTCGAGATCCTCCCAGGCCGCGCAGATAATGTAATCGCCATCATTCATCGGCTTGGGCCGCGCCTGGTTCATGGAGTCGCCCTTGACCCGATAGGCCCGCTGCTTGGCGAACGGGAAAACCGGATCCCGCGGCGCTGAGACCACCTCACCTAGATCATCATCAAAGACCTCAAGCGCCAGGAAGGCGCCGGCCTGCACTGAACCGTCGACCTTCGCAAGGCCAAAGGCTCCTCTGGCCGGCAGTTCCTCGATTGTGCTCCCCGACGTCGGTCCTGCCGATGCGCCGGCATCAGAAGCTTCACCTGTCAGCAGCCATGCGGCAGATGTCTGAAGGACAGGCGCGAGGGCTGTGATCGTCCTCGTGGAGACGCCTTTGCGGCCATCCGGCTCTTTCACAGCTCGCTTGAGATTGCGGATCGCATCTTCGCTCAAACCAGCCTGTCTTGAGGCGGCGGCAGCGCTTAATCCGACAACCCTAAGCCGTTCTTCAATTCGGGAGAGTACGTCCTGGAGCATGGGCCGGTAATATGACCGGCGGGGTGGAGTTTCGCGACCGGTAAGATAACCGTTGACCGCAGCGGTAAAATTACCGATATTGGGCTCCATGAGCGCGATTTCTCACCTTCTAGAACTGGCACGTGTCTATGGCGAGGCCGAAAAGATCGGCCCCTCCACAGTTAGCTGGCGTGTCTTTGGCGATACAAAGAAGCTCGGCGCCATCCAAAGTGGTGCCGATATTCAAGTACGGCGGCTTGAGAAAGCCCTTCATTGGTTCTCCGACCATTGGCCTGAGGGCGCTGAATGGCCTGAGGATGTGCCGCGGCCTGATCCGGAGCCGCAAGCTCCACCGCCTAGTCCGGGAAGCCTCGGTGCCGCCGCTGCTGAGGTGGCGTGATGGCTCGCCTCGTTCGCACGAATGCCCGAGGCGAGCGGGAGCACCTCGGGCCTGACGGCTGGTTTGTCGCTGATCATGCCCCTGAGCCTTCACGTCCGATCGCGCCCGATACCGGGCTTGGGGCCACGCTCCAGGAGCCGCTTAAGCTGGCGCCGGACGTGAGCCCGGATCTCACGGTCCGAGACACCCTGGCGCCGATTATCGGTACCGATCTCACTCTTCTTCTCTCCGTCATCTCCGCTCATGACGCCCCTCCGTCCGAGCCGGAACCTGCCACGCTTGATTTCGCGGAATTGCAAAATGTGGACCGCTGAGCGCGCCTTTTCCCGCGTCCATCCCAAACTGGTCGCCCTGATCGAGGCCGAGAAAGCCGTGTGCGGCTGCATGATGCTTGCCGTGAAGCAGGTGGCGAGACGCGTCGGTGCGTCTGAACACTGGGTCCGCCGTGTCACCGGCCGATACGGCGAGGTGAAGATCCAGGCTCATCACCTGGTCAACGTGCTGCGTGAGCACGTTCGGCTGCGCCGACGCCGCAAAAACACGAACGCCTCCGCCGGGCACCCGGAAGAGGCGTCGCGGGTCCGACCGTGGAAGCTTGGGGGCATCGTAGGGCGGAACACTAGCCTTGAAGCTAGCCCAACGCTCAGCGCTGTCGAGACCGGAAGCGGGTTACCTCGCCCGTAACTGATCACTCTCTTTCGAGGCAAACAGGAGCACTGAGCACATGGCAAAGCGTAAGAAAGCCAAAGAGCAGAAAACCATCAAGACGACGGCTGTCGATTTTCAGAATGCCGTCCGCGACGCCAATGGCGCAAAGCTGCGCGCCAAGAACGCGTCGAGCAGCAAGTCCACGGCCGTGACGGACTTCTGCACCAAGAGTGGGTTCGCCAAGAAACCCTTCGGCATCATCCTGCAGCTCGCCGAGATGGAGGACAGCAAGCGCGATGAGACCGTGCGCCAGATCCTGATGGGCTACGAGCTCATGGGCTGGGGCAAGCAGCAGGACATGTTCGACGACATTGGTGAGCGCATCGCCAGTGCTGCCCGAGCTGCCGAGGAGGAAGCGAAGGCCAGGAAGGGCCAGCCTAAGGGCTCTGAAGGCCTACCGCTCGACGAGGCCGCCAAGCGCTTTGGTCAGAACTCCCATAAGGCTCCGAAGGCCCAGCGTTCCGAGGATGCTCCGACCGTGGTGTTTCCTGATCCGCCGGCAGCCACGCGCACCGGCGCCGTTGCTTGATCCAGGAGGCTGGCTTGAGCAACGACATCATCACCATTCGTCTGGCGGGTGTCCCTGAAGGGAAAGGGCGCGCCCGCTCGACTCTGATCAAGCCTCGAGGCAAGCCAGCCTTCATCTCGAACTACACGCCCGCCAATACGCGCCGGTATGAGAGCAATCTCAAGTTCGTGGCCCAGGAGATCATGGGCGGCCGTGCTCCGCTCGAGGGGCCACTGAAGGTCTGCGTCTTCGCCTCGTTTCCGGTACCGGCGAGTTGGTCGAAGAAGAAGCAGGCCGCGGCGCTTTCCGGTGAGGTCCGGCCCACCACGAAACCCGACGCCGACAACCTGATGAAAGTGCTCGACGCGCTCAACCAGGTGGTCTGGCGCGATGACTCGCAGATCGTCGATGGCTTCGTGCGCAAGTTCTACAGCGAGACGCCCGGCCTTGTCGTGACGATTGAGCACGCTTTTCCTGTCGCGGTGCCGGCGCAGCCGACCCTTTTCGCAGGGGAGGCGGCATGACCTACGATCCCTACAATCCGCCGACAGCCGTTCCGCTTTGGCGCCAGGCCGAAGTCCTCAAGATCACGGATGAACAGGCGCTCGAAGGCTACTTCAACTTCGTGCGGACCCGCGAGACCAAGGCTGAGAAGTACCCGGATTTCGTGCTGGCTCGGAAGGCTGCCAGCCATACCCTGAAGCGGCTCTCCACCATGGCCGAGCAGGTCAGCGAAGAGTGGGTCGAGAACTGCCTCTCCACCATGGAGGGCAAGGCTCAGGAGATCGCAGAGCAGAAAGAACAGGGGAGGGCGGCGTGATCAACCTGCCTCTGTTCTCATACGACGTCGTTATGTGCGATCCGCCATGGCGCTGGGAGGCCTACTCAGCCAAAGGGCATGAGAAATCGCCTGAAGCGCAGTACGGCACGATGTCCTTTGAGGAGATCGAAGCCCTGCGAGTTGGTGATCTTCTTGCTCCGGGTGGCGTGTTGTTCCTCTGGTGCACCTGGCCCCTGGTAGAGCGACAGGCCGCCGTCATGCGTCGATGGGGCATCGAGCCGAAGACCGGGGGGGCATGGGCCAAGCGCACGCCTTCGGGAAAGCTCCGCTGGGGCACTGGATACACTCTGCGGAGCGTATGCGAGCCCTTTCTTATCGGCTCACTTCCAGATGCCGGCCTGAACGGATCCTCACTCACCAACCTCATCGAGACCGTCGATCATTCTCTCGTGGATGGCGTCGCCCGGGAGCATTCGAGGAAGCCGGAAGAGGCTTACTCGCTGCTCGAAGCGCTGTCTCCGAACGCACGCCGCGCGGACATCTTCTCCCGCCAATCGCGCCCTGGTTGGGATGGCTGGGGCAACGAGTCCACCAAGTTCGACGAGGTGGCGGCGTGAACAACACCGATAATATCGTTCGCCTTGACCAGGCCCGCCAGGGCGACCGCTACGACCGGAATCCCGCCGTCAACACGGATGTGGAGATGGAGGTCCTCGCTGCGCTCCTGGCCGTGCCGGCGGAGATCGCACGCGTTCAGACCATCCTGAAGCCGGAATACTTCTTCGAGCAGATTCACCAGCTGACCTACACCGCGATTATAGAGATTGCGGAGGCCGAGGGACTGCCGACGGGCGGACAGCTCTATCAGCGCTTGGGGCCGAAGATCAGCGAGACCGCGATCACCGAGGATGTCAATGTTCGGCAGTACCTCGCTGAGCTCGCCCGCATCGGTGGTATGCCCGGCGCTCCGCTGCTGACGCATGCCCGCATGATCCGGGATCTCTACATCCTCCGGCATGTCGAGGCTATCGGCACCGAGATCGGACAGAAGCAGGGCTACGACCCGTGCACCTTCCTGGATGAGCGCTTCGAGAAGCTCGATGAGGTTCGGGCTCTCCGGATGGATAAGCAGCTCAAGACCGTCACTCTCTCAGCCGCCGGAGCCGCTCTCATGGCCATGATCGAAGCTGACCTGAAGGGACAACGCCCGGTTCTGGCATCGACCGGCATAGCCCGCTTTGACGCAGAGATCGGCGGCGGCCTGCGTCCTTCGTCCCTGACCACGCTCGCGGCCCGTACCAGCATGGGCAAGTCCATCGTCGGGCTCGAGGTGGTTCTCAATTCCGCGCGCCAGGGCTTCGGCTGCATCTACCATTCGCTCGAAATGCCCAAGGAGCAGGTGATGGCGCGCCTTGCTTCCTCCTGGATGGAGCACAAGGGCCAGCGCATCCCCTTCGCCCGGATCATGGCTCCTAAGGGTCTGACGGTACCGGAGGCCGAGCAGGTGGCGCATGCCATCCACGACCTTGCGCCGCTCCACATGATGATCGAGGACGGCGGCGGCCGCACGATTCAAGAGATCGCCGTTTCCTCAGAGCGGCTGATGAACGCCTCTGTCCGCAAGGGCATTCAGCCCGGCCCGATCGTCATCGACCATGCTCACATCGTCCGGCCCGGTCGGAAGTACAATCGTGAGGACGAGGGCCTGAAGGAAGTTGCCGACGGCTCTCTTGCGCTGGCGAAGCGCCTCGACGTGCCGGTGCTGCTGCTCGCCCAGTGCAACCGCAACACGGAAGGGCGCGACGACAAGCGTCCGTCTCTGGCGGATGTCCGCGGCGCCGGCGCGTTCGAGGAGAACTCGGACGCCGTCGTGTTCCTCTACCGGCCTGCCTATTATATCGAGCGGTCCGCGAAATTCCGGGAAGGCGACATCGCCACCCACGACGAATACGAGGCGGCGAAGCACGCTCTCGAAATCATCATCGATAAGAACCGCGCCGGGCGCTCCAACCAGGTCGTGCAGGCCTGGGTCGATCCCGCTCTGAACGCGGTCCGCAATCTCCAGAACCGGTACGGGGCATAGTCATGGTTGCCTTCTACAAGCACGACATCCCGGCCTGGATGGATGGTACCGAAGGTCTCAGCGACGGGACCTATCGCGTCTACCACGTGATCTGCCAGCTCATCTATCTGAACGAGGGGCCGATCATGCTCAACGAACGTGGCATCGCTGGTCGCTGTAACCAGTCGATGAAGACTTTCCGTAAGCATCTCGACGAGCTGCTCGCCCTCGGAAAGCTGTCCATGGTCGACGGACGGATTGCCAACGCACGCGCCGCCGTGGAGTTGGAATCCGTGCAGAAAAACCGGGAAAATGCTGGGAAAGGTGGACGAAACTCCGGGAAATCTCGGGAAAACCCTCAGGAAAACTCCGGAAACTCTGGGAATTCGTCAGGAAACGCCGAACGCGAGCCCGATAAGTCATTGAAAAATAACGATGCGGGTGAAGCGGCGCTTAAAACGGATCGAAGCCTAAAAGAGAAGAAAAGAGAAGAGAAGACTAGAGAAGAGCAGCATAGCGTTGAGGTATCAGAGACGTCGGCTCGAAAGCCGATGCTCGATGACCGAACGTTGGAGGCTGCGCTGCGCGAAGCTGCCGGCATGGTCGATGATCCGAGCCCAAACCTGTTCGTCGTGGGTCCAGTCCATGCGCTGATCGGCGAGGGCTACGACCTCGAACGCCACATCCTGCCGGTGGTGCGCAGCCTGAAAGCGCAAGGAAAACGCTGGTCGAACTGGCGCTACATCGTCCCGGCTGTCCGCGAGCAGAACGCCGCTCCGGCCGCTCCGGACAAGGCCCAGGCTGCTGCTCCCGTCGACGAAGCCAAGATCCGCCGCGGCATGATCTCGATGGCCAAGGGCTACGTGCTCGATGACCGCTGGTCCGACAGCTGGGGGCCACGTCGTGGCGAAGCAGGATGCCGGATCCCGGAGGAAATCTGGCGGGAAGCCGAACAGATCATCCAGGCCGAGAAGGCCGCACTCGAGGAGGCGCTGCGTGGCAAGTCCAACGGTGTCGTTGCTCACCACTGACGTCGTGCCGCAGTGGACGCCGGAGCTCGTGTGCCAACGCATGATCGAAGCCTTCCGCAAGCTGCCGAAGGTCCCGGTCTACAGCCCACGTCCTGAGGTGCTCCAGGTGGCATTGCCTCGCCAACGCAAGCCCGCGGAGCTGGATCTGATCTCCATGTCGGCGCACTACCTGCCGCGGAATTCCGATGAGCGCCGCTTCCTCCTGGCCTGGGCCTCGGCTCGGGCCTCTGGCCGTTCGGTGCGGGAGGTCTGCCGGGAAATGCACTGGCCGCGGGAGAATGTCCGGCGCAAGCGGCACAAGGCCTGCCGGGTGATCGCGGACGGCCTGAATCGGGATGGTATCCCGGCGTTCTAAGGATGTTCTACTTTCCTGTTGAAAGTGGGTCCACTCCTCACGGACATTGCTCCTAACGACAAACTTAGCCGTGGGGGCATCCATGAAGGCCAGAAAGCTGGCAAAGCTCGGGCGCAAGCGTGAGCAGGGTGAACGCGAGCCCAATGGCCGTCTGAGCCGGGCCACGAAGAAGGAAATTGAGGCCAAGAACCCGAACGAGATGAAGCGCCTCAGGGATGCTGCCATTCTCGGCATGCGGGATCCGCTCTGGGGTTCGGAGATCGGGAGGCTCTTCCTCAAGGGTCGCATCGATGAGGTTCAGTTCGAGGCCGGCAAGCGCTGGCGCAACTTGGTCGATGCCTGGCGCAAGAACCAGGTCGGACCGCAGATCGATCCGAAGTCCGGACTGGCCGTGCTCTTCGTCGAGAACAGGGGGCGGGGACGGGACCGGACCTACGACCCCGATGTGGTGGCAGCGACCCAGGAGACGGATCTGGCTCTCCGGCATGCTCTCGATGCCTTGAACGAGGCCGGGCAGCTGGAGAGCCGGACGGTTCGGGATTGCTGCGAGATGGACATTCCCATCATCGGCCTGAGTGAGATCTGGTGGCTCAGGGATGGATTGGATGCCCTGGCCACTCACTGGCGTCTGCGGGATCGCAGGTAGCCGCAACCTGAGGAGAGAGCGATGACTACGGAACCGAAGGTAAGCCTCGATGAGGCTCAAGCCATCGTCGAGACCAAGACGGCGCCACGCGTCACGAAGGAATCGATCGAGGCGAAGATCCGCGAGACCCGTTACTTCTTCGACGGCACTCTGACTCTCGCTGTGATCGAGATGAAGAACGGCTTCAAGGCCGTCGGCAAGGCTGCGCCGGCAGACGCCCGCAATTTCGATCCTGAGGTTGGAAAGCGGTTTTCCTATGAGGATGCCTTCCGCAGCCTCTGGCCGCACGAGGGTTATCTTCTGTGCGAGCAGCTGAGCGTTGCTCCAGATCCGGCGAGCTATCAGGACGCCGTACGGGTTGCTTGACATTTCTGACATCGGTATGTCAGTTAAATAGCGTCCACAGAAATGCGCCCCGGCCTCACGGCTTTGGGGCGCTTTCTTTTTCGGCCTCCCTCACAATGTATCGGCTATGAGCATCTTCGACACGTGCGCCGCCGAGCTGCGCGCTCTTGCCGATGAGGCGAGGCGTCTTCCTCCACCGAGCAATCGAAACCCGCACGCGTTCCATGAGGCGCGCGACGAGCTCGCATTGCGCATTTCAGAGATTGCGAACGTGTTATCCGGAAGTTTTCAGCTCGGCCGGTCAAAGCCGGAGACTTCCATCAAGCCAGGTTTCATCCGCAATGCGAAGGGCAAGGTCGTGCAGGTCGATTTTCGCGGACGTAGGCGAAGCTGAGTAGCTCTGTTCCATTTCGGCGACAGAGCGGCTGGTTTGAACAATGTCCGAGGGGTAAGTATTCAGAAGCGCCTTGAAAGCCTGGAACCCTGCTTTCTCAGTTTCGAAGTGCTCTTCTACCAAGCGCCGTTCTGCCTCAAGGCAGTGCGATAGCAACATGGCTGAATAAGGATTGGGCGGCGGAATATCGTAAGCCAGTTTCTTTACTTCCTGGATGAAGTCGTCGATCCATGCGCGGTTCGTCATGCCCGCCCCCTGCTATCTCAGCCCTAACCTAAGAATATCGCAGGGTTGAGTAGGGTCATACTCCGCCAAAATAGCCGACTATCGGATACAGTTCATACCGAAGAGCAATCTACGATTTAGTTAGTCAAAGCGGGTCTGATTACTCACGATAACGGCCCTTCCCATGACTAACCGGGAATGGCTGAAATCTAAGCACGATAAGATTTTCAGCCTCATTCGAGGTAGCAAAAATTAACATGCACACTCTGCCGGTGCCGGTCGCGCCGGCGGACAACGCGCCGACACTCACGGATGCACTGAGGTCGGCCGCGGAGTACGCCCAGTCGGAGAAGGCTGACGCCACCCGGCGGGCGTATCTCTCCGACTTCCGAGATTTCCACACCTGGTGTGAAGCGGTGCAGGCCTCGGCGCTTCCAGCGTCGATCGAGACGACGGCCGCCTACCTCGCCCAGCTGGCCGACAAGGGACTGAAGGCTTCGACCATCAACCGCCGCGCAGCCGCCATCGGTTACGTGCACCGGGCGAAAGGGTTCGAGCCGCCAACGAATGCGGAGCCGGTCAAGGCCGTGCTCCGGGGGATCCGCTGCCGCTTAGGGGCAGCCGTGACTCGCAAAGATCCGGCAACGGCATCGGCCATCGCAAGAATGGTGCGGCGGATCCCCGATAACCTTCAGGGCAAGAGAGACAGGGCGCTCCTGCTCCTCGGCTTCGCCGCCGCGCTCCGCCGCTCCGAGCTGGTCGCGCTCGACGTGGTGGACTTGGAACGGATGCCGGAGGGCATTCTAGTCCACATCCGCAAGTCCAAGACGGATCAGGAGGGCGAGGGCCACCAGGTGGCAGTGCCGCGGGGCTCGAAGCTCAAGCCCGTTGAGGCGCTCGAGGACTGGCTCCGCTCCGCCGCCGTGGAAACCGGTCCGGTCTTCCGGTCAATCAAAAAAGGCGGAAAGGCAACCGCGCAGCGCCTGTCTGAGGGCTCAGTCGCCTCGATTGTAAAGCGCTATGCCGAAGCGGCCGGGCTCGACCCTGACACCATGTCAGGCCACTCGCTGCGCGCCGGCTTCGTCACCTCCGCCCTTGAGGCCGGCGCTGACCTCTTGAAGGTCATGGACGTCACCCGCCACCGGGAAGTGAAAACCCTCAAGGCCTACGACCGCCGAGCGAAGGCCTTCAAGAACCATGCCGGCAAGGGATTTCTCTAGATGCCAATCGGCGGGACTCGCAAAGCTTAACCGCAACTCCTATCTTAGCTCCAACCAAAACGGTGGAGTTAGAAGTGGACGAGACTGAAAAGAAAATCGCTGCCTTCAATGCGTCGCGTCAAAAGCTGTACCAAGATAGAGCCGCACAAGAGCAGGATGCTCAAAAGGCTGAGCAGGAACGGCTGAGGATCATGGAGAAAGCGAAAGCCGCAATTCCGCAGTTCTCCTACACAGCGGAGGCGTCAGCAGCGAGTACCCAGCTGAAGCTCCAAGAGGGTTTCATTGCCGTTGATTTCTCCGAGCGGCCGCCCATGGGAGACAAGGTTATCGCCGAGTACACGGTGACTGTGCGTGACACCAAAGCTCCGGCGACTGGCCGAGCCATGACTTGGAAGGTCTTCGAAGACGGCAGGCTCATTATCAGAGTTCCCGAGCCACATGATAAGGCGGTAGTAAAACCAGAGATTTCCGTGTTCGATTATGATCAAAAGCGTCTCGAAGCTTTGATCCTCGATTTCGCATTCGCTGTTTATTCGTAGTATCGAGCTCGAATTCGCAACACGAGAGCCCCGGTTGTACCCGCCGGGGCTTTTCATTTCTGGACACAGTCCGGTGCAACTGGACGATCGATGCTTATTTTCATTCTTGACCCTCACACTGGTTTGAACCTCTCGCTCGCCTCTCAGTCCGAAGTGCTCACCGAGGATTTGGTGGAGCTCGCATAATGTGTCACGCGTGAAAGGCCCACATCAGCAGCAGCCCAACAAGCCCGACGATCAGGATCAGGATGAGCGCTATCCAAAATTGTCGCTGTCCGCTGGGCAAATCGCCGAACATAGCCGCCTCCAAAGGCACTCACGTCACGTCTGACAAGTAGGGCAGAGATAGCCCCGAGGCTTGGCTGATGCTCATTCTCGACCCCCGCACCGGCTTGAGCGTCTCGCTCGCCTCCATCACCCGTGGCACCCATGGCACTGACCGACAAGCAAAAGAGGTTCGTCGAGGAATACCTCGTGGACCTGAACGCCACGCAGGCGGCCATTCGGGCGGGCTACAGCGAGCAGACGGCCCACGTCCAAGGCCCGCGCCTGTTAGAGAATGTTAGAGTCCAGGAGGCGATTGCAGCGGCCCAGGAAGCCCGCTCTGCCCGGGTGGAAATCACTCAGGACATGGTGCTTCAGCGCTGGTGGGAGATCGCCACAGCTGATCCAAACGAGCTGATCCAGCTGCGCCGAACCTGCTGCCGCTACTGCCATGGGATCGATCATCAGTACCAGTGGACTGAGCGGGAGTACTTCGAGGCCGTTGGTGCTTCGAGCAAGGCTGAACAGCCGTTGCCCTCTGACGCCGGCGGCTTTGGATATGACCGCACCCGCGATCCTCATCCCAATTGCCCGGAGTGCCATGGCGAAGGGCGAGAAGACGTCTTCGCAAATGATACCCGCAAGGTGAAAGGCGGCGCCCGCTTCCTCTATTCGGGCGTGAAGGTCACGAAGGACGGCATCGAGATCAAGATGCAGGACCAGGGCAAGGCGCTTGAGAACGTCGCCCGCCATCTCGGCATGTTCAAAGAGAAGGTGGAGCACGAGCACACCGGCAAGGACGGCGGCCCGATCGAAATGGATGCGACGGACCGGGAGCGCGCCAAGGCTCTGGCGGCCCTGATCGCAAAGGCCAAGAGCTCGAAGTGAGCGACGTCATCGCAGAGCTTGAGGCTCTGATCAAAGGTATGTCCGAGGAGGATAAGGCGGAGCTCGACAAGCTCATCCTGCCCGAGCTGAAGGCCATCTGGCTGCCTAATCCCGGCCCGCAGACGTCGGCCCTCCACTCCGAGGCTGATATCCTGCTCTACGGCGGTGCCGCCGGCGGCGGTAAGTCGGACCTGCTCATCGGCGCTGCCCTCACACAGCATGATCGGACGGTCCTGTTCCGCAGGCAGTTCACGGATCTTAAGGGCTTAGAGCAGCGCCTGTTCGAGATCGCCGGCCGCTCTGGCTGGAACGGCCAGGATCACGCCATGCGGCGGCCCGACGGCCGCGTGATCGAATTCGGCGCTCTTGAGAAGCCGGAATCGGAGAAGAGCTGGCAAGGACGCCCACACGATCTCATCGGCTTCGACGAGGGCGCGCAGCTCCCTGAAGCAAAGGTCCGGTTCGTGATGGGCTGGCTTCGCTCTGCCAAGGAGGGCCAGCGCTGCCGCGTGATCATCGCCTCGAACCCACCCATCGGTGCGGAGGGCGACTGGATGGTTGTCTGGTTCGCTCCATGGCTCGATGCCGCCTTCGACAATCCGGCTGCACCTGGTGAGCTGCGCTGGGCTGTGATCGCGCCCGATGGCTCGACGGTCTGGGTCTCGGGCCCAGGCTATTACGTCGTCAGCGCCAATGAGAACGGCGCTCTTCAGTGCCGAGAGGCCACTCCTGAGGAGGTGGCAGACGCTGAGCTGGGCAAGGGCGATGCACTCAAGGCCATGTCGCGGACCTTCATCCCGGCCCGGCTCGACGACAACCCGTATCTGAGGACCACGAACTACCGCGCCAGCGTCATGGCGCTGCCTGAGCCTCTCCGGTCGAAGTTGCTCAAGGGCGACTTCATGGCCGGCAAGGAGGACGCCGCCAACCAGGTCATCCCCACGGCCTGGATCGAAGCGGCCATGGAGCGTTGGAAGCAGCGGTCGAAGCCTACATGCCCGATGACGACGCTGGGCGTGGACGTGGCTCAAGGCGGCTCGGACAAGACGGTGCTCGCGCCGCTCTATGACACCTGGTTTGGTGAACTGGTCCGCAAGGATGGCGTCGACACCAAGAATGGTGCTGCCGTCGGCGCTCTGGTCATCGAGCACATGAGGGACAAGTGCCAGGTCAATATCGACCTGACCGGCGGCTGGGGCGGCGGTGCGCAGACCCACCTCGAAGACAATGTGCCGGGCATCAGGGTTGAGCCTGTCGTGTTCTCCGAGGGCTCACCAGGCGAGCGTACCCGGGAAAGCCAGCTCGAGTTCCTGAACAAGCGGGCAGAGCTCTGGTGGCGCTTCCGCGAGGCTCTCGACCCGGTTCATGGCGATGACATCGCGCTTCCGCCCGATCGGCGGCTCGCTGCGCAACTCGCCTCACCGACCTGGTGGTTGAAGTCGCGCTCGGGCGCGGCCGCCATCCAGATCGAACAGAAAGACGAAATTCGTAAGCGGCTCGGATCGTCCACCGACGACGCCGATGCCGTGATCATTGCTTGGTACCGCCGCCGGCAAGCGCTTTCGCGCATCGGTGGCAGCGAGCGACGGAGCCGACGCCGCGGCGCACGGGGCGGCAGTGGCTGGATGGGTGCCTGATGGCTGACGAAACCAAGAAATCTGTCGACGTCGACGGTACCGACAAGGACACCGACTTCCACCGTGAGGCCGTGGCGAGGTACGACGCCGCTTGGCAGCGCGAGCAGGAGAACATCACGGCAGCCTATGAGGATCTCGAATTCCTCACCGGAGAGCAGTGGGACCTCATGATCAAGGCAGAGCGCGAGGCGGAGAACCGCCCGTGCATGACGATCAACGAGCTGCCCCAGTTCATCCGGCAGATCACGGGCGACATCCGCCAGATGCGGCCGGCCATTAAGTGCGTGGCGGTTGATGATCGCGGTGACCCGGACACTGCGAATGTGCTGGCTGGGATGATCCGCTACATCGAGAACCGCTCAAGGGCGTCATCGGTCTACTTCAAGGGCGCTGACAGCCAGGTGCAGGCCGGCATTGGACACTGGCGCGTGGTCACTGAGTACGCATCGGACACGACGTTCAACCAGGAAATCCGCATTGCTCGGATTGAGGATGGGGTGGGCGTTCTCTGGGATCCGGACGCGATCGAGCAGAGCCGCGAAGACGCGATGTACTGCTTCGTGCCGGTAGATATGAGCATCGGGGCGTTCGAGAAGAAGTACCCGCACGCCTCCACAGACAGCTTCGGCGACCAGCAGCATCGCGCCTATCAGGGCTGGTTCACGGATGATTCCGTGCGCGTGGCCGAATATTGGTACAAGGAGCCTATCAAGCGGAAGCTTCTGGTCATTGAGACACAGATCGATGACCTGACCGACGCGGATCCGGAGGAATTGGCTGAGGCTGAAGCTCTGGTAGCGAGCGCCTCAGCAGCCGGGCTCGATGCCCGGATCGAGGAGCGTGACGGATACCAAGTCATGTGGGCCGTGATCAGCGGCTCTGAGGTACTGGAGAAGCCCAAGAAGTGGCCCGGCCGGTTCATCCCGATCGTGCCAGTGATCGGTGAAGAGATCCAGGTTGGCCGCAAGCGCTTCCGGCATGGCGCCATCCGCTTTGCCCGCGATCCGCAGCGCCTGCTCAACTATTACATGTCTGCTGACACAGAGATCGTGGCGCTGCAGCCCAAATCGCCGTTCGTCGGGACGGAAAAGAACTTCGAGCGTTTCCAGGAGGAATGGGAGAACGCAAATAGCCAGAACCTGCCGTACCTAACCTATACGCCTGATCCGGCCAATGGCGGCATTCGGCCTGAGCGTGTCCAGCCGCCCGTCTCCTCGCAAGGAATCCGGGACGGCATTCAACTCGCATCCGAAAAGCTCAGAGCGACGACGGGCATTTACGACGCGTCACTCGGCCGCCAGAGCAACGAGACCAGCGGAAAGGCGATTGTGGCCCGTCAGCGTGAGGGCGATACCGGCACCTACGTCTATGTCGAGAACTTCAGTCAGGCCATTGGCCATACAGGCAGCATCGTCGCCGACCTGATTCCACACATCTACGACACGGCGCGCACGGTCCGGATTGTCGGCGAGGACGGCAAGGAGGAGCTGGTCAAGATCAACCAGCCCGTCGGCGTGGCTCTCGATGGTATTGCGGCGATTCAGCATGACGTCACGGTTGGAGCCTATGACGTCGTGATGTCCATGGGCCCGTCTTACAATACCAGGCGCGAAGAGGCCCGGGACGGCATGCAGGCTTTCCTCCAATCGAGCCCTGAGGTTGCCGGTGGCTTTATCGATCTTGTTGCCGATGCTCAGGACTGGCCGAACAAGGACAAGATCCGCGAGCGTGCCGAGCTGCTCCTCCCACCCCAGGTTCGGGCCGCCATAGCCCAGGAGAAGGGTGAGCCGCTTCCGCCGTCGCCTCAGGAGCAGGCCCACGCCCAGGCCGAGCAGCAGCAACAGGAGCTCGTAGGCCAGGAGCATCAGATGAAGCTGGCCGAGCTTCAGGTGAAGGGTAAAGAGCTACAGCTCAAGGAGGCCGAGCTCGAGGCGAAACTCGCCGCGCTCGCAATGCCGACCCAGCCAGCCGCCGATCCGCGCGTTGAGCAGCTCGCCGCCACTGTTCAGGAAATGGGCCAGGTGCTGGGTGCGATCGTCCAAGCTTTACAGCCCGAGCAACCTGCTCCGATGCCTGAACAAGCTTCATCGATAGCGCAGGCACAAATGTGAAGCGCCCCAGCTGAAGACCTTGTCAATAACATCAGCCAGGGCGCAGACGGAGTGGGGCAACACTCCGCATTTGTTCGGGCTGATACGCAACACGCCCGGTGAGATGATACTGATCGAACTCGGTAAACATTCAGTGTGTTGGGAACGCCCCAGCCGAGAGAGATTCGCTTTAACTCTCAGCCAGGGCGCCGTGACTTCCGTAGGGGCAACCACTTGAGCCACGCGGTAAATGCTAAGCGATCTCTTTTGATCCGCAATTGAGCAAGCGAGGTGGGTCTTTGGTCCTGAAACTCGAACTCTCTGCTTTCAGGGGTAGCCCATAAAACTGAAACGCCCCGGCTGAGGGCTGTCTGAAACCTCAACCAGGGCGTCTAAGCGGTGCCGGTTGCAACACCGCGCAACATTTTACTCTCACTCATTTCAACGTCAACGCCGCCCACAGAGGCGGCATTTTCATTTCCGAGCTTCACGTAGGCCGGTGCACGAGGTGCTGGCCGCGATGATGAGCAGCCGTCCAGAGGGGCGGCTTTTTTGTTGAGAAAACCCATGAACGTGGATGACAACCAGGACAACGGGCTGGCGGACGAGGATCTGCTGGCCGGCGGCGAACAGTCTGAGGCTGACACCGAGGAGAACAACACCTCCGAGGACGATGCCAATACAGAGACTGAGGACGAGGATGGCGCCGATGAAGCCGATTCCGATGCCTCGGATGACGAAAGCGACGAAGACGATCAGCCGAAGCGCAAGCGCCGCACCGGCAGTGAGCGTCTGAGGCGCCGTATCGAGGCTCTTGAGGCCGAAAACCAGTCCCTGCGCAGTCGCCCCCAGGTTGATGGCGCGGACTTGGAGAAGGCCGTTCTGGCTGAGATCGGCGAGCCCCCGAAGGAGTCGGACTATCCCGACTATCTCGCCTTCGAGCGGGCGATGATCGCCTATGAGGCTGACAAACGGGCGGTCACCCGTGAGGTCAAGCGCACCATGGCAAGCCAAGCGGCCAGTGACGCTGCCAGGCGGGCCGAAGTGTTCGAGGCCTACGATGATCGTCTTGAGCAAGCCGAGAAGGCTCTCCCGGGCCTGAAGGCGACCATTGCGAAGGCAGACGTTCAGATCCGTCAGCACGTGGTCGGTCTCATCGTCGAGAGCGAGAAAGGTCCTCTGATCGCTCATCATCTGGCGAAGAACCCCAGCAAAGCCGCCGAACTCAATCGCATGCCGCCTCTCGCGGCGGCGCGCGAAATCGGCCGTCTGGAGGCTCGCCTGTCTCTGCCCAAACCCAAAACCACAACCTCGGCCCCTCCGCCCATCACCCCTCCGCGGGGCTCGGCGGCTCCTGCCAAAGATCCTTCGAAGATGTCCAACGCCGAATACCGGGCGTGGCGTCAGAAGACCGGTAGGAAGTAACGGCCACATCGTGAAAGGCTAAAGAGCCCATGGCTAACAAGCTCATCACTCCACAGGTCATCGCCAAAGAGGCGCTGATGCAGGTGGAGAACAACCTGGTTTTCGGTAACCGGGTCCACCGCGAATACAAGAAGGAGTTCGTGAAGGTCGGCGACACGGTTTCCATCCGGAAGCCGGTGAAGTTCTATGCCGCTGATGGCGCGAACCTCCAGAAGCAGGACGTCGAAGAGGGCAACACCTCGATCAAGGTCGACCAGCGCAAGCACGTCGGCTGGGAGTTCTCGTCTCAGGACCTGACTCTCTCCATCGAGGAGTACTCGAAGCGCTACATCGAACCGGCCTGCATCACGCTGGCTCAGGTCGTGGATCAGGCCATCGCAGGACAGTACTTCAAGTTCTGGAACTTCGTCGGTACGCCTGGCACCACGCCGTCTTCCTTCCAGCATTTGGCGGCCGCCGCGCAGCGCATGGACGAGATGGCCGTGCCATCGAAGCCCCGCAATGCTGTCGTGAACCCGGCGGCTGGCTGGTCTCTCGCCGGTGGCCAGACGGCCCTCTACATGACGGACGTCGCTAAGGGCGCCTACCGCGAAGGCACCATCGGTGACATCGCTGGCTTCGATACGTTCCGCTCGCAGAACGTGAAGAACCACATCGTCGGCACCAAGGCGGGTGCACCGCTGGTCAATGGCGCGAACCAGAACGTCACCTATCAATCCGTCTCGTCTACCGGCAACAAGCAGAGCCTTGTGACCGATGGCTGGACGGCTGGTTCGGCGGTGCTGAAGAAGGGCGACGTGTTCACGATCGCCGGCGTCTATGCGGTCAACCCAGTCCCGGGCGAGGGCGCCACCGGCAAGCAGCAGATGCCCTATCTGCAGCAGTTTACCGTCTTGGCTGATGCCGTGGCGGATGGCACCGGCAACGCCACCCTGACGATCGCCCCGGCGATCATCACCTCGGGTGCCCAGCAGACCGTTTCGGCGGCTCCTGCGGACAATGCGCAGATCACGGTGGTTACCGGCAACGCAGGCCAGGCCTATCCGCAGAACCTGATGTTCGCCCGCAATGCGCTGGCGCTGGTCACGGTTCCGCTGATCATGCCGGACGGTGCGTCCTTCAAGGCTCAGGAGAGCCACGAAGGCCTCTCCATCCGCGTGATCAAGGACTACGACATCAACACCGATAAGGAGATCATCCGTCTCGATGTGATGTTCGGCGTCGAAGCCATCTACGCGGACCTCGGCGTCCGTATGACCGGCTAAAGCCTTGGAGGGGAGGGCTCAGCTCTCCCCTTTCGCCCGCAGGCGGCGCTCCGGCCTGCATTCCCGTGAAATCATGATGGAGGCCCACAGTGGCTGACGACAAGAAGACGCCCACCTGGGGCTATCATCCCGTAGAACCGGCGAAGATCTTCCACCTGAAGGCCGGCGAGAAGCTTCCTGAGGGCTGGCACGATGCACCTGTGGCCCAGGAGCCGGTGGCCGGCACCAACACCACGTCGGGCGAAGATCCCGGCAGGTCTCAGGCTCTCGAAGCTGCCATCGCCCGCATCCGCGAGCTCGAGCAGATCATCGATCAGGGCAAGGCCGAGAACGCCGAGCTGCGCGAGGAGCTGAAAGGCGCAGACGAAGAGGCCGATGTGGCTGCCGTTCAGATCAAGACGCTCACCGAAGAGCGGGATGCTCTCAAGGCCCAGGCCGAGAAGCTGGCTGCTGAGAATGAGCAGCTGCGCACCGGCCACGTGGCAAAGCCCAAGACCAACAAGGGCCAGTAACCATGGCCCTGACCAAAGCGCAGCTCATCCAAGAGGTCCTTGAGGACCTGGTGGCCACCGGAGCCGGGCAGACCGCGACGGCCGAGGACACGGCTGCCGTTGAGCGGCGCTTTGGTCCGGCTTGTGAGGATCTCTTTCGCCGCAATATCTGCGACGTCTTCGATGAGGACGATATCCCGCTGGAATACTTCAACCACTTGGTTGTGATCGTGAAGAACATCGCCGCTCCGAAGTTCGGAGGTGCTGACGACGAGGCGCAGCGTCTGCGAGCTGAGGATGCCTTGAGGCACATCAGCCGCCAGAACCAGCCGCGGCGCAAGCTGAAGGTTGATCGGGCCCTGCTGCCGAGGCGCCGCTCCTGATGCCTGCTGTCTCATTCCCGAAATCGTCCACGCCTGGCTTGCGGCCGGGTGAGGGTGAAGGGCGTCTCATCAACGCTTACGCCGAGAAAGCGGGCGATACGTTCTACATCCGCCGTACGCCGGGACTGTTGGGCTTCTCATCCACGGGGCTGGCTGGTCTGCGGGGGCTCATCGACGTGAACGGCCTCATCTATGGCGTGTTCTCCAACGGCTCGGCCTTTGTCCTCTCCAATGGAGCGGCTGGTGTGATCGCAAGCGGCTCCATCCCTGGCGCTGATGGGGTCACCTTGGCCCGCAACAATCGGGTGACTAATGGAACGTCGACACCCGATGTCGTCGCCGTCCGTGAAGGTGGCGGCGCCTATATCGTCGCGTCTCATGCCATCTCGGCTTACCCAGATGCCGATCTTCCGGCCACGGTGAACAGTGTCGCTTTCCTCGACGGGTTCTTCGTTTTCACGGTCCCGGATGGCCGGATCTTCGCCTCGCAGCTGAACAGCACAGCCACAGAAGCTCTATCTTTCGCCTCAGCAGAGGCAAAGCCCGACGGGTTGGTTCGAGGCTTCGTCTATGCCGGCAACTATTACGCCATGGGAACGGAAACTACTGAGGTTTGGAAGAACAATGGCGGCCAGCCGTTCCCACTCATCCGATTCCCGTCAATCATCCCGACCGGTCTGCTGACCACGATGGCGGTTGCTGGCTTCGAGCTCGGATGGGATCGAGAGCCGTATTTCGTCGCTCATGACGGGACCGTACGAGCTCTGAGGGGCTTTGACGCTCCGGAAGTATCGACGCCGGACGTACGGGCCTTCATTGCAAGATCCACAGTCTCGACGCTCGAGGCTTGTGTCTACACCGCCAAAGGGAATGCCTTCTGGGTGTTATCGTCGGATCAGGGAACCTGGGAGCTCAATGTCACCACAGGCCAGTGGCACGAACGGGTAAGCCAGGGTGCGAACCGCTGGCGTGGAACCCGGTCGATGAAATCGAACGGCAAGTGGATCGTCGGTGACAAGCTCTCAACGAACCTCCTATCCATTTCCGATACGCTGACGACAGAAGCTGGTGCGTCGGTCCCCTGGACCATCGAGAGCGCCCCGCTCAAGAACTATCCATCCCGTGTGGCGGTGCCGGCAGCCTTCGGTGAGTTTACCCAAGCCGATGGCGTGGATGTCCAGGTGTCCTGGTCGTTGGACGGCGGGAAAACCTGGGCCAATCCGCTAACCCGCAGCCTTGCCACAGCGGACAAACATCCGGTTCGGGTGAACCGCCTTGGGTTGTCGACGCAGCACGGCCTGCGCCTGCGGTATTCGTCGTCTTCGGCCGCTGATTTCTCATTCCTCGGCGCCTCCGTGCCCGCGCCGCAGGTGAGGGCTCCCTAATGGCGACCCAAGACGTTGATGCCCTGCTGAATACCCAGCCGCCGGCGCTTCCTGCCAATGTAGCCCGGGTAACAGCGGATGGGCGCCCAACCCAGCATCTGCTGAACTGGGAGCTGTTCCAGACTGACTGGTTCCGCTCCAATATCGTGGCGACCGACCAGCGCATTGATGCGGTGAAGGCGACGGCGGATGGTGCATCGGCGGCAGTCTCCACGGAAACGAATGCCCGCGTCAGCGCTGACGCGGCGCTCGCCGAACAAATCACCACTGTCTCGGCCACGGCCAACAGCGCAAACGGCAAGGCGAACCAGGCAACGGCGAGCGGGCAGATCTACTTCGCCGCCAAGGCAGCACCTGGCGGGGCTGTCGCGGCCTACGGGCTCTATCTCTCAGCTGGCAATGCCTTCGCCGGGATGGAGATCCTGGCGGACAGTGGCGGCGGAGCTTCGATTGCGTTTTCGGCCACTGACTTCAAGCTAACCGATAGTGGAACGGCCCAGAACGTCTTCAACTATACGGGCGGTGTCTTCACCTTCAACGTCCCGGTTCAAGTGCAGACGATCGACATCGCTCAGGAGGCGGTCACAAAGCCGAGAACCGTGGCGATCACTTCCGCTTCAACCGTTGGCAATACCAGCGGCGGCTGGGTCAACATCATTACTCACGGCGTCACTGCTGATAATGGTGCTTACCCTGCCCTTGTCATTGCCGATTTCGTGTATCGCGTCGTGACGGGCTCAGGCACGTCCAGCGGCAACTGGAGACTGGTCAAGGACAGGGGCGGTGCTCTGACCGTTCTTCGGAGCGGTGACCTCACCGTCTTTACCAATTGGTTTCCCGTACTGACCGCTCGCCTTGTTACCGACGTTCGGGACAATGACACCTTCCGGCTTCAGGTCAGGGTCGGCGGCGACAGCACGGCTGCATTCGAGTTCGATGACAAGGCCATCCTTGTCGATCTCCGCAAGCGCTAATCACAACAGGCCCTAGGAGGCACCCTTGGCTTCACCTTTCTCCGGCAGCTCTGGCCGCAAGGCCTCTGTGGCGGTTATGGACTATCTTGGTCGCGCTCAGAACGACATCGACAAGCGCCTTTCGCAGGGCCAGAACAAGAGCATCACGTCGATCGGCCAGGGCTATCATGACGCCCTGGATGCGAACAACAAAGAGTTCGCTCTCTACGAGCCCTATAAGACAACGGGTTTGGCAGCGTTGAGCGGCTACACGGATGCCATTGGCATGAACGGTGAGGCGGGCCATGACCGTGCCGTCGAGTCCTTCCGCACATCTCCCGGCTATGAGAAGCAGGTCGAGCAGGCGACGGATGCCGTTGCGCGCAAAGCGTCATCCTTGGGCGTCCTCGGTTCCGGCAACACAATGGCTGCCATCACAGACCGTGCTTCGGACCTTGCTGACCAGGAATGGGATGATCATCTCGACCGCCTCAACGGCGTGGTCAGCCTCGGCTACGACGCCACAGGCCGTCAGGCCGGTGTTCTAAGTGACCGGGCCGGACTTTACACACAGAAAGGCCGCGACAAGGCCGATGTGTACCGGGGCTTCACTAGCATGGACGTCAATTCTTGGCAGACCACGTCCGGCGCCATCGCCGAGGCCCTACACGGCGGAATGATGGCCGGCCAGAATGCTGCGGCCAACCGGTGGAATGCCGGCATGAGCCTGGCCCAGCTTGCGGCAGGATTCGCCGGTGGCGACGGCTTCAAAAATATCAAGAACCTGTTCGCGTAAGGGGGGATGAGCATGTCTGGTGGATACGGCCCTCCGCTCTTGGATTTCAGCCCGCTTGCTGGGCTGGCGGATACCTTCTTCAAAGCGAGGGAGAACGCCCGCAAGAGCAAGCAGGAAGAGGAAACCCGGGCAACTCTCGCCAGCCTTGGCCAGGGTGACGCGGATTACGATACGGTGGGGCGCAAGCTCCTCTCACTGGGCGAGCTGCAGGGTGGCCTCGGCTTCCTCAAGCTGGGCCAGGAGACGAAGGACAAGGCTGCCCAGCGAAAGGCAGACAGCGCTGCGCTGAGCATCCTTGGTGGGGGCGCTCCGTCTTACGGCACGTCATCGGGGACATCCCGCGCCAACATCGAGCGTGGCACGGTCCACGTCGCTGAAGATGAAGACGATGTGCAGCGCCTTGAGCGCGCCACCGGCATGGCGGTGGACCAGGACCTCGATAAGGTCGTACGCACCGTCTACGGCGAGGCTGGCGGCGAAGGCATCATCGGGCAGCGAGCGGTGGCCAGCGTCATTGCCAACCGCGCTCGGGAGAGCGGCATGACGCCGACGGACGTGGTGCTTGCCAAAGGCCAATTCGAGCCCTGGTCAGATACAGAAGCCCGGGCCCGCATGGAAAGCCTCGACGCGAACTCGCCGGAGTACCGGCAGCTTTCCGACCTGGTGCGGCCCGTTCTCGCGGGACAGTCCGCTGACCCGACCGGCGGAGCAACCCATTTTTACGCACCGAAGGCTCAGGCTGCTCTCGGCCGCGACGCTCCCTCTTGGGACGATGGTACCGGCCAGGATATCGGCAACCACCGCTTCTTCCGGCATGGCTATGGTCCGCAGGGTAAGGTTCAGGTGGCGCAGGCCGATGCTCCGGCGCCAGGCGCTCAAAACGCGCAGGGGTTCGCCATTCCAGGCCAGGAGCAGCCCTCTCTGATCCTCAAGCTCGAACAGGCACTTGCGAGCCCGAACCTCTCTGATGGAGCCCGCAAGGCCCTGGAGCGTCGTCTCGATCGCGAATACAAGCGTGCAGACGAGGCCGGGAAGCTGACGGATGAGCAGAGGGAGTATCAGATGGCCCGCGAGCAGGGCTACAAGGGTTCCTTCATGCAGTTCAAGACAGACCTGAAGAAGGCTGGTGCAACTACGATCAACAACAACGCCGGTGGAGCAGCTGTCGAACCGGAATTTAATAAGGCAACCGGTAAGGCCATTGGTGAGCGCTTCGATGCCATCTCGAAGGAGGGCGATACCGCACGCTCGGATCTCGCAATGGTCGACCAGCTCCGCTCTCTGGGCGGAGCCATCAATTTCAAGACCATGCCGGCCTTACGTGGCGAGCTCGCGAAGTACGGCGTGAAGATCGGTGACGACGTCGGCGAGATCCAGGCCTACAACTCGATCATCGATAAGCTGACGCCGGCGCAGCGAATCCCGGGCTCGGGCGCCTCGTCCGACCTGGACGTGAAGATGTTCAAGAGCGCTCTGCCTCAGCTCATCAACACACCCGACGGCAACGGCCTGATCATGGAGATGATGCAGGCGCTGGGTGAGGACAAGATTGCAAGGGCAGTCATCGCTGAGAGGGCACAAACGGGCGAGATCACACCCGCTCAGGCAATCAACGAGCTTCGGGCGATGCCATCACCCCTCGCCGCCTACAAGCAGCGCTTAGACGACGTTGCGAAAGCCGCGGCTGCCGAGAATGGAGCTCCCGACCCGAACAAGCGCGTGCAGATCCCGCAGGGATACACCGCTTCTCGCGTCCTCTCGGAAGCCAAGGACAGCTACGCCCGAGCCAGCGATGCTCAGAAGGCTCTCATCCGAGAGCGTGTCAGGTCCTATGGGATCGATCCTAAGAGGCTCGACTAATGCCTGGACTCTTTGATGACATCATGAACGAGGGCGGCAAGCCGTCCCTCGCCAATCCACCGAAGGGTGGCCTCTTCGACGACATCATGTCGAAGCCCAAGCGCGAAGTCGGTTTCCTTGAAGCTGGAAACCAGGGCATTCTGCAGGGTGTGACCCTCGGCTTTGGCGACGAGATCATGGCCGGCATGATGACGCCGGTCGAAGCTCTCAAAGGCACCATCACCGGCGAGGACAGCGGCAAGGGCATCGGCCAGCGCGTCGGCGATGCGTATGACCGCAATCTGACCCGAGAGCGCGAAAAGCTCGAAGGCGCTCGGGATCAGCACCCGATCATGACTGGTGCGAGTGAAGTCGCTGGCGGATTTGTAACCGGCGGTCAGCTCGCCAAGGGTGGTAAGACCCTTGTGAGGGCTGGGCAGAGCCTGCCGACCATGATTGGAGCTGGTGCCCTTGAGGGCGGCGCATATGGCGCCGTCGCAGGTTTTGGCGCAGGCGAGGGCGGCTTCGATGAGCGCGCCGGTGAAGCGGTCACGGGTGCCCGGAATGGCGCCATCATCGGCGGTGCAGCCCCGCTGGTCGCCCGAGGGATCGGGGCTGGTGCTTCCGCAGTGAGGAGCCGCATGGCAGCCTCACCGGGCCAGCGTCTGATCCTAGATGACCTGGCGGCTGAAGGACTGACGCCGGCGGAGATCGCGCAGCGAGCCAAGGACCTTGGACCTGAGGGCATGCTCGCCGATACCTCAGAGACGCTCCGCCTGAGGGCAGAGCAACTCGCTCAGTCCGACAATCCGGCTCGACCGGGCGTGATGGAGGCTCTCAAGAGCCGCAAAGCAGGCGCAGCGGACCGGACCCGGGCGGCGTTCGATGACACCATGGGCCAGAGCCCGAATGTCTACGAGACGGTCAAGGACCTCTCAGCCCGGACAAAGGCTCATGCTGATACGCTCTACGGCAAAGCAAAGGGCGAGGCCGGGCCCATTGATGTGAGCCGTGTCCTTCAGGCCATCGACGACGAGATCATGCCAGGCGCCGCTCAGGTGGCTCAGCCAGGCCTCCCGACCCAGTTCCTGGATGATGCCGAGAAGCAGCTCATGTGGATCCGTGGTCGGCTGACGGATGGTAAGTCCGTGGTCGCCGACTATGACCGGCTGCACAACCTTCAGTCCAAGATTCGCGAGAAGGCGTCAGCGGCGAAGAAGGCTGGCGACAAGTACACGGCCGGCATGCTTGGGCGGGTTCGTGGTCAGCTCCTAGAGGCTATTGAGGGCGCGGCTCCGACGTATCGTGAGGCACGCCTCACATTCTCCGACGATTCCGCTGTTCAGGACGCTTTCCAGTCTGGGCGTGAGATCTTCTCCTCCAAGCACCATCCAGACTTCTGGGCTGCAGAACTCGCCGACATGAGCCAGGCCGAACGTGAAGCGTTGAAGGTCGGTGTGCGCGCAGCGGTCGACGAGGCCATGGGGCGGGTGCGGAATGGTGCTCTCAAGGGACGCACGCTGCTCGATGCCGACTGGAACGAGCGGAAGGTGATGGAGGCACTCGGCGAAGATGACGGCCAGAAGCTCCTGAGCCTGCTCCTGAGTGAGCAGGAGATGGCGGGTACCGCCAACCAGGTGCTGGGCAACAGCGCCACCTCTCGCCGGATGGACAATCCATTCCGTCAGCAGCAGAAGACGGATGACCGATCTGGCATCATCCGCAACATCCTGAACCTGAAGTTCGGTGATGCTGGCGCCCGTGCCTTCCAATATGCACAGGATGCCTGGGCAGGGCGGGCTGCAAACAATCTCGCTCGCGATGTCGGGACTATGGTTGTTGCGAAGGGTAGTCAGGCGGACCGTGTCGCTCAGTCTCTCATTGATGCGCAGTACCGCAGAACCGGCGTCCAGATCTCCCGCCCCGTTGTTGAGAGGGCCACACGTGAGCTGCTTATGGGTGGGGCTCGTTCGGCCGTTCCGCTTTCGGATCTAGGCGAAGGACTATCAAGGTAAGGAAGCCGCCGGCTACCATGCCGGCGACAAAGACGGTGGCACTCCTCGGCAGAACCTCATCGAAGAGCCAGTCCACACCTTGGTAGAGCAGGGCCATGGTCACAAGGAACAGGACCAGCGTCAGCAGTCGCCAATAATCGAACATCGGTTCTTTATCCATCCCATCAACATGGCGGGCCTCCGTCAAACCCGCAACAGCCGCTCCTCAGATGGCGGCTTTTTCTTTGGAGCCATCATGGCCAACGCTCCCTACGAGGTGAACGTCTCCGGCACGGACGACGAGACGTTCCACTTCGCCATTCCCTTCGAGAACGCCGATGGCTCGGCCTTCCCCTTTGATCAATATGAGATCGAATATGCTCTGAGCCATTTCGGCGAGCGGCGTCTGTTCCTGAGCCAGGCTGCGGGCGTCACAATAGACAACCGCACCGTCGTCTTCAGCGCCGGCACGCCGCTTCAACAGGGCAATTATGAGCACGGCTGCCGCATTCGCCGGATCACGACCGGGCAACTGATTCAGGTCTTCGACGGCACGGTAACCATCGGCGAGGGGAATTTCTAATGAAGGTGCAGATCCGCCCTCGCGGGCCGTCCAGCGTCCGGCTCAAGTTTACGCCTGGCCTTCCCGGGCCGCAGGGTGAAAAAGGCGATCCGGGCGACATCACCCCTGAGTTCCTTGCCCTGGCTGCTCAGATCGGAGCGGACGCAGCGACTGCTTCAACCGGCGCATCTACGGCGGCGACAAAAGCAGGCGAAGCCGCCGGCTCCGCCTCATCGGCTTCGTCGCAGGCTGGCATTGCCATAACGAAGGCAGGGGAAGCGTCCACGTCTGCGGGGACAGCCAGTGCAAAGGCTGGCGAAGCGTCTGCTAGTGCTGCTTTAGCACAGGATTGGGCTATCAAGACGAGTGGCCCCGTCAGTGGGTCGGAATACTCGGCCAAGAAGCATGCACAGGACGCGGCGGCGAGTGCGGCGGCGGCAGCGACTTTCAACCCGGCGAACTATTGGGCCAAGAGCAGCGTAAGCCCATCCCGTCAGATCATCCTTGCCCCTCAAGCTATCCCGAGCAACTCGGCGTTCAATGACGTAACAATCCCGACCGGTTACAATCGCATCTTCATCAGCATTGATCATATTTACCCGGTCAGCTCAGCCCTTATAAGCGCTAGGTGCTTCATTGATGGAGTGGAAAAAACAGTCGGCTACCTCGAAGCAGTTAACTATACCCCCGCCGCCAATCAGATTGCTCGCGTCAATCGCGGCGTTGATCGCTTCCAGCTTGCCAATCCGGTCTTGGGGGACCAAACGAACAGCGCATCAGTTTCCATTGAGATTGTGCAGGGCAGCGCCACCAAACGCATGTCTATGATGTGGACGGCAGTTCATTGGCAAAACGGCATTGGGTCTGCCGAATTTTTCCAAGGTGGTGGGTTCATGTCCGATCCCGGAACGCTCACAAAGTTCCGGATCTTCACGACCGTCAACCTGGCGGGTGGTACTGTGACAGTCGAAGGATTGAAGGTTCCGTAATGGCTGAAGAATTCAAATCCGTGGACGGTGTTGCCGTTCCCCTTACGCCTGAGGACGTTGCCTGGATTGAGGCTATCCGGTTTGCCCCGCCCATACCTGCGGTGAAGACCTGGACCCCTCTTCAGTTCATGGAAGAGTTCACGACAGAAGAGAGGATTGCTCTCCGAACTTTCGCCAAGTCTGATGTACTGGCGGAGGACTGGCTCGATCTTCTCAAGGCTGCCAATGAAGTGAGGATGGATGACCCTCGCACCAGAGCGGGCCTGGACTACATGGTTTCGAAGGGGGTTCTATCCCAAGCCCGCATCGAAGAGATCTTAAGCTAGCGTTGCTCAAGACTTGCCAACAACATTGCCGGACTACTCTGGGCAATGGCGCTTCGCCCAAGGAAATTCAGCGGTCGACTGAATACGGGACGAACGTCAGGGCTGGATGCGAGCAAAAAACCGTCGAACGATGTGGACTCGTGGTCAAAGTCACATGAGACCTCAACCCGATATCCATGCGAGTTCATCTCTTCCACAACCTGTCGGTGGAGATCCTGGGAGTGGGTAGAGACCAGCACATAGTCAACCGCTCGCGCCTGTAGAGACTTGGTTGCCCCTTTGAGCATGCTCATCTCGTGGAGGTCGATATCCGAGTGCAGAACGTCCAGCTGCAGACCGGGCCGCGAGGCTAGAAAGGCATCGACCTCGAACTGACCGGGGCCGACAAAGGCCTGGATGAACTCCCCTGCGAAATCGTTTCGGCGGAAGTTCTCAACGCCTGCTCTCAGGTGGGTCTCATCGGCCTCAAGCATAATTGGAAACCCCTGCGGGCGGGCCTGTTTCAGCCACATTGAGTAATGAGCCCAATAGGCACCCAACTCCAGGCTAATCGGCGAGGCCGGCAGGAGCTTGATAAGTTCCTGAAAGACGAACTCCTCAAGAGGCTCGTGAACCCCTCGATTGATAACAAGGATCTGACTGAAATCGCCGAAGTAAGCACCGTCGCCTGCCAGTGGCACATAGATGCCGTTGTGCAGGCATACCATTCCGTTATCTACGAAGCCCGCCATCGGATCCCGCTCAATTAGGAGATTAAGGGGGTCTGACACGATTTCACGGAAACGGCCGAGGAAGTCGTCGGCTAGAGCTTTCGGCGGAATGGGCATGCGCTTCTCGCAGGAAATGTCTGGGCTGTTGTAGCCAGCCGGCGCCCCCATGCCAAGCGCAGCAAGAATTCATTTTGCACATCACGAGGACATCATGACGATGAGCCGCGCAGCCGTCGCTGCCCTGGCGCTGGCAACTGCTGCTCCGCCGGATGCCTACGCCACTGAGATCCCCACCAAGGCCGCTTTCGAGCGGCCTTTTTCTTTGGAGCAAGACGTGACCGCCTTAAATCGCAAAGCCTTCTTCGATGCCGTCCGCCAGGATCCTTGTGGCGGCTCCCTGACCATCGACCAGGTACGGGGCATGGACGCTGTCCTCGATGTCTACGAGGCATCCTTTCGGAGCCGCACGTCACTTACCCAGTTCGCGTACATGCTTGGTACCGCCTTTCATGAGACGGCCTGCGTCATGCAGCCGATCCAGGAGTACGGCAATGCGGCCTACTTCAAGCGCATGTATGACCTTAAGGGCTCCCGGCCCAAGGTCGCCAAGGCGCTCGGTAATATCCAACCGGGTGACGGCGCCAAGTTCCCGGGCATGGGTTATGTCCAGTGCACCGGCCGCGGGAATGCCCGTAAGGCCACCAAGCGCCTGCGCGAGCTCGGCGTCATCGGCCAGGACATCGACTTCGAGAAGACGCCCGAGCTGCTAATGCGGCCGGATCTCGCTGCAGCTGTAATGTTCATCGGTATGGAGGAGGGCTGGTTCACCGGCCTCGACGTCGACGACATCATTGATGACCGGATCGACGGCGATGAGCATGCAGACTTCCTGCGCGCCCGCCGGATCATCAACGGCACTGATCGGGCGGAGAGGATCGCCATGCATGCCAGCGCCTTCCTCAAAGCGCTGATCGCGGCCTCAAAGCCGATCCCAGCTCTCAAGGTCGCCTGAAACCATCCCCAGCCGCCGGGGACAAGGCGGCGATTCCCTAAATTAAAAGGACCAGACATGTTCAGACTTCTCGGCTTGGCCGCGCTCGCCTGCGCGGCTTTCTTTGTGCCTGCGCTTGCGATGGCGGCCGACGGCACCTCCGTCGTCATCCCGTACGGTGACTACGTCATCGAGCTCGCCCATGTGGTCGGCAGCCTCGCGATCGCTCTCTTCCCGGTGGCGGTAGCCCTCCTGCCGGCGCCCGTGCGCCTGGTGGTCTCGGCCATCTTCGGCGAGCAGCTCATCCGCAACGCCCGGGACTATGCCCTGAACGCCATCGAGGGCGCAGCCAAAGGCAAGACCCTGACAGTCGACGTGGGTAACCAGGTGCTGGCCCAGGCGGTGGAATATGCGGTGAGGGAAGGGGCGCCCTGGCTGGTCCGCTGGCTTGGTGGCCCTGAGGGCATTCGCCTGAAGATCTTCCGGCTCCTGGATCTCGATGAGCAGGCGTCGGCCGAGCAGCTCGGCCTCGCGGCTCCGAAGTAACGACACCACAACCGAGCGGAGCCGCCCGTCAGAGGTGGCCCGCTCATGGGGGCATCAATGATCAATGAGAAGATTACCAATGCGAGCGCTTGGGGAGCCGCGGCCTCGCCGCTCTGGCTGCCTTCCCTGGCCGATGTCTCGCAGATTTGCGCCACCGTCGCCCCGATCCTGGGTGTGGCGTGGCTGCTATTCCAGTTCGGGCTCAAGATCCGGGACGAGATCCGGAAGCAGTGACTACAAACGTCATCTTACTGCCCAGGTTGGTCGGGAGGGTGCTCCTCCCACGGCGATGCAATTTCATCACCAAAACCTTTGATCCGCCCCGCTGGCCTCAGGGCTGGCGGGGCTTTTTTGCTTTAGTGAAGTGGTGAGCGTCAGGAGACAGTGAGTTGTTCAAGTTGCCGGCTTCTTAGAACTGCGGCGAGCATTGCGTGCGCGTTCGACCTGCTCTCGCTCCTCTAAGATCCCAGATCTAATGAAGCTAATCACCGATCTTGCTTCAGCCATTGCCGATTTCCGTTCAGAGGGATAGTCAGTAGTTATCTCCCGAAAGATCAACGAAACCTCGCCACCGAGGGTGAGCGTTTTATCGCCCAGGTCCCAGAGCGTTCTCAAGACGACTGGTGGGATTGAATCCGCCTCCGTACTGATGTGGGCAAGAACCTTGTTTCTAAGTGTTCTCAGTTTTGCTGCGCCATCCCCATTTAGACGCTCGTACTCCGCGACAAAGCTCTCAATTCGAGTCACCATGTCCTTGCGGGTAGCCTCTGCTCTGCTGGGGCCGTAGAAACCTACCGCACGTTCAATTAGTTGCCGCCGAATATCGTTGTCATGCAGGGCCTGCCCGAACGTTCCCAGCGAGACATCTGTTGGATAATGTGGACGAACAATTAGAGCATGCACTCGAATTGCGATCAGGTGAATCTGATCGAACATCAAGGTACTGATTGCTCCAGTACCTCTACCTGACAAGTTCTCTGAACGAAGTTCATCGTTGAAGCCGTGAAAGACCCCAAGCGAGTGGGCCAAGTTGCGCATAGGTGTGTGGAGCGCGGTCGCCAACTTCTCTAGGTTGGATAAGGTGATCTTTGCCGTTGGAGCGCGCCCTTTGCTCATGAAGAACCTTCTTGAAGAATAACTCAACAGAACATTCCGCTACGTGAGATTAGCGGGATGTTAAAAGATCCGATGACTGCAAGATTCAGCAATCAACCACTGTCATCAAAAGAGTAACAGTCTACCCTTTAGGTGACCGACACCAATGTTGGTTTGCCTTGAGCACGAGACGGAGGTTGGATTTCACCCGCAAGGCCGAAGATCAGGTTCTCAACTTCGTCAGGAGGGAGATTGAGATCTGCTGCTATATGATCTCTGGTGACTTTGTCCTTCCAAAGTTCTGTAAGAACCATATTCCAGATGCTCGACCGCTCAGGAGGCAAGCCATCAGGCTCGGCATTCCTGCCGTATTCGCGGTTGATCTGAATTACAAAGGTCCGGTAGTTCCAGTCTGAGATGCGTCCAAGTTTGTGTAGACGGTAAGCCAAGGCCGAGACCGAAACACCCCAGCGCTTTTTAGCCTTAACCAGTTGATCCAGGTTGTAAACAACTGGAACGTGAGCGACCAAGTCGTCCTTCGGCATAAGGAAGCTGCTGGCAAACAGCTGGGCCTCCATCTCTGCCTGACGGCCTTGCTGAGGGCCGCCATGACGATGAAGAACTAAGTGACCCAGTTCGTGGGCGGCATCAAACCGACTCCGTTCAGCCGTCTTGAATGTGTTCAAGAAGATGTACGGTTCGCCATTGCGCCAACAGGAGAAGGCGTCGACGTTCTTCGTATCCTCCGCTAGCGAGAACACTCTGACCCCTTTGGTCTCTAGCAGCTTAATCATGTGACCGATGGGCCGCTCACCGATACTCCAGTACTGCCTAAGTGCACGTGCCGCTGCTGCTGGATCTCGCTCATGGCTCAAGTCCAAGATGTCTGGCTCAGGCAAGTTAAAGCGATCTTGAACCCAATCTGCCATTTCGAAGGCAAGTGATCCCGCCGCGAGGGCAGCATCACGCTCACGAGCAGTCATCAGTGTCAGGCTGCGAAAACTGGCAGCTGTCGAGTCTACAGTATCGACTTCGTCCCGGAAAAAGAACTCACGCGGAAATCCCAGCGCCTGAATGAGCGCATCCTCAGTTGCAGGATCTGCGACTTGTGACCCGTTCGTTACCCGAGAAAGAGTGACCGGCGAAATGCCGGCCCTCTCTGCTAAAATTTTTGCTGAATACCGGCGCCGCTTCCGGGCCAGTTCAAGTCTGCTGATATTGAACATCTCTATTTACGACTGATGATTGGTTCGAATTCCGCCGGCGGCGTATCCTCACCCCCTATGCCCATCAGCTTCGTCCATTCACCTTCACGGACGATGAAGATTCTCTCTGCGAATGCTTCAAAATTACGCCCTGCGATTCCGGTGGGGCGCGAAAGCTCGGCCCGCACGTCCTCTCCATCAACTGATACACAGAAGAACCAGGTGCCGAACTTCAGATCTGACAGCGCATCTTGTGTGAGCGATACAAGCTCAGTGTCTGGGAACAGGGTGCCCTGACCAGCGCTGATCAAGCGATCGGCTCCGGAGCCCTTGCCGGAAACTGCCTGAGGCGTATGGAAGAGGTTAGATGCTTGATCAACGCTCTGGTAGACGACGAGGAGGTTCCGATCGGGGTGTCTGACCGACTCGACGTTGTCCTCGCGGAATGACATCCAGCCTTTAGAGCGAAAGACCTGACGAAGGCGGCGGGTGCCATAGATGTAGGCAAACAGTCCCTCGGCAGAGAGAGGGTCATCCTCTACGGCGTCGGCACGTGCAGCAACCACGGTACGAACCACCTCGACGAGCTCCTCACGTGAGACACCGAAATCCTGCAGACGAGCATCAACTTCCCACTCTTCCCGATAAACCTTAGCCTGAGCCAT